CAGGTACGCGGTGTCACGGTCAACTGGGACAAAACGGCTCATAGGGACGGGCTCTCGGTAGCAGAGCCCCGATTGTCGCGGATACCCCCAACGCGCGGAAGACTTGGAAAGTCCGACAGACTCCTAGGACTAGACAACTGATGCCTCATCAAATCGGCTTCGTCGACAACTCGGGCGGCGTACTCGCCCACTACAAGATGCTGGAGACCATCCGCGACTTCGCCTCGGCGAACGGCTGGACGGTTCTGCGCTACGACACCGCCCCGGCCAACCGCGAGTTGATCCTCAAGGGCGTGGGCTACACCGGCGAAGAGGAGATCTTCGTTGGTTTCCGCACGTACCAGGACGCCGGCGCCGACTACTACAACCTGCTGGCTGCTGTATTCACCGGCTATGTGCCGGGCAACACCTTCGATAGCCAACCAGGTGCGCGCCTGAGCGGCGTGCCGGCGCATAACAATCGGATCGACTATTGGTTGACCCTCAACCCGCAGCGCATCGCGCTGGCCATGAAGGTCGGCACGCCGGTCTATGAGTCTGCCTACGTCGGCAAGTGCCTGCCCTACGGCCGGCCGAGCCAGTACCCGTATCCGGTTGTTTGCAGCGGCATGCTCGTCGGCGCCGCCACGCTGCGCTTCAGCGACACCACTGCCAACCACTCGATTGGCTACAAAGGCAACTCAGCGCGGCTTGGCCTGCGCAGCAATGACAACTGGCTGAATGCGTACTGCTACCCGTGGGGCAACTCAGCGATTGCTGGAACCACACAGCTACGTGATACGGGCGGCTTTTACCACCCGCTGCCCGTTGAGCTGCACGACAACGTCAACAACCTGTGGGGCGCCCTGGATGGCATCTATTACATCAGCGGCTTCAACAACGCCGTTGAGAACACATTCGAGCTGGACGGGGTGGACTACGTGGTGATTCAAGATGCGGGTCGCAACGGGTTTATCGACTACTACGCAATGAGGCTCGACGACTGATGGCCTACTACAACGGTTCAGCGGTCGATATGGCTGCGGTGCGCACTGCGTTGGTTGATGCCTGTCTGGCCGAGGGGTGGAGCTGGGACGCCGGCGCAGAGGTGTTGAGCAAGGGCAGCATTTTCGCTCGAGTCCGCGTTGTGAGTGGCTACCTAGAGCTTCTCGGCCGCACCTCCGCAGCGTCAGGGAATGCACCCTCTGTGGTGCGCATGGGCCAGCTAGCGGCGGTCCCGATCACCTATCCTGCTGCATACGAGATATTTCTGTTCGATGCCGAGGTTTATCTAGTAGTCAACTACAACATCGACCATTACCAGTGGTGCGCATTCGGATCGTCGAATATTGACGGCTTGACTGGTACGGGGATGTGGTTAGGCGCGACCCTGGAGGCCAGCAATCCAGATGGAATCAGCATCACTAGTACTGAAGGCCTTGCTACAAACAACACGGTGACACCAGCACTTTTCTGGGCGACCGCTATTCAGCCAGGGGCTAGAAATAGGAACTGCTATGTGAACTCTGGCCTCGACTCCGAGGGGTGGAACCTTACGGTTGCAGATGGCGGCATTGCGGTAGGCGTCGGCCAAATGGTTCCGCTGATTGGCCTCTTGCCAAACAGCTGGAACAGTGAGGCGGTGCTACTGCCTATCCGATGCTACAAGATCAGGCCATCAGCGAAAATTAGCCTCGTGGCTGACCTAGAGCATGCTCGTTACACCCGTATTGATAATTACCAGCCCGGAGAAATTGTTGCCATTGGTGCTGACCAATGGAAGGTGTTCCCGTGGTACGTCAAAAACACTGCGCAGCGAAATGGAGGCTCAGGAATTTCGCATACGGGTACTTTCGGCTGGGCCATCCGTTATGAAGGGCCGTAGTTGTGGCCGTCCTCAGTGCCCAGTTGGTCAAGCCGACTCAAGGCGGAATTGACAATCCGAACCTGACCAAAGCTCATTCGGCATTCTCATGGGTTAACCAGTTTGATCCGTCGCCGTTTGCTAGCGATGCCCTACGTCCTGGCCATGTAGCTCTGACAACCAATTGGCCGGTATCCGCCAACGGTAGGCTCATCGTTGTTAAGCGTATGCGAGCCCACCTGGATGACTGGTACTACCGCGTCCACATCAGCCCCCAGCGCCTAGATCTCGGCAACGTGGTTTCCGCGCAGACGCAAGAGGTGTTCCTGTGGAATGCCTTCCTGGAGCCTCGTACCCTGGTCGATATCGGCGGCACGGACGAAGGCGTGCTGGTCAGCGGCCAGCCCGACCCGCCGCTACTGTTCCCAGCACTGAAAGAGCTGACCTGGCAGCTCACCGTCACCCCAGATGGCCAGCCAGTGCTCGATACCGTCGTTACATGGGAGTTCGACAACGGTCGCGAGGCAGGCCTGCGCGTCACCGCCAACCGCATCATCGCCTGGACCTTCGCGCCCGACTGGGGCGACGGCATCATAGAGCGGCTCACCGCCGCCACCGACATCCTGCAGAGTGAGTCAGGGGTCAGCCAGCGCCGTAAACTGCGCGGCTCGCCGCGTCGTGAGTTCAATGGCGCAATGTACGCCGAGGGTCGTGAGCGTCAGCTGCTCGATCTCGCGTTGTTTGGCTGGAGCGATCGCATCTGGTCGATTCCGATCTGGCCCGATATCCAGCTGCTCAATGTCGGCATTGCCGCCGACGTCGACTTCATCCCCTGCAGTACGCAGTGGCTCGACTTCCGCGCCGGCGGCCTGGCGATGTTGCGTGGCGAGGATGCTTTCACCAGCGAGACCGTCGAGATCCTGGAAGTACTTCCCGAAGGGCTGCAGCTCAAGCGCAACACGCAGCTGGCCTGGCCGGCCGGCGCGCGCCTGTATCCCGCTCGCGCGGCGCAGTTCCTCGAAGAGCCATCGCTCAGCAAGCTGACTGATCGGCTGATCGAGGCCGAGGTGCGCTTCCTTATAGTCGAGGTCTGCGACTGGCCGAAGTGGTTGCCTACCACCTTATATAGAGGCCGCCCGGTATGGGATCGCCGGCCGGACGATAGCGAGAATCTCACCCATGCGGCGCAGCGCCTGCGCTCGATGCTCGATAGTGGCTTTGCTCAGCCGTTGATCACCGATACCGCCAGACGCGCCTGGCAGGTGCTCGGTCAGCGCCACCTTGACCTCGGCCGGGAGGCACGCGCCCTGGTGCGTTCGTTCATCTACGGCATGGACGGGCGGCAGAAGTTGGTGTGGGTGCCGACCCATATGGATGACCTGACGCTGCTGGCGCCTGCCACGGCGGTGGCCACCACAATCGACGTCGCCAACATCGGTTACACGCGCTTCAGCAACGGCAAGCCAGGGCGCCGCGACATTCGCATCGAGCGCTGGAATGGCACCGTGCTGATGCGCCGGATCATCGGTGCCACTGAGCTGGATGGCCAGACCGAGCGCCTGGCGCTCGATGCGCCGCTGGGCATCGATCTGCAGCCTGCGGACGTCGCGCGGATCAGCTGGATGAACCTGATGCGCTTCGAGAGCGATACCCAGGAGATCGAGCATATGACGGACAGCGAAGGCGTTGCCGCCTGGGCAACGGCGTTTCGCGAGGAGCCTGACGATGAGTTTTGATAGCCGCGAGTTCTCGCTCGATGACGGCGCGCCGTATCGCAACTACCAGTTCGCCCGTGGCGTGTTGCGCTGGCTGTACACCAGCAGCGATCGGGACCGGGCCGTTGGCACTCAGATTTTCCGCACCGTGCGTGGCGGTATAGCCGATGACGGTATTCGGCAGACCGGCGAGGCCAGTGTCGAGCTGCTGAAGATCACTGCCCCGGCTGATCTGGAGGTCGCCAGCCTGTTCCGTGGCGTGCCGCCATCCAGCGAGATCGCGCTGACCATCTTCGACCGGCATGAAGGCGAGAGCGAACAGGTAGTGAGCTGGGTCGGTAGCATTCAGAGCGTCTCATGGCCCAAACGTGACCAGGCGCAACTGGTCTGCCAGCCACTCTCTGCACGCATGACAATGCAAGGTCTGCGTCAAGGTTGGGAGCGGCCTTGCCACCACGCTCTCTACAGCGTGGCGTGCGGTGTCAATCGTGACCTTTACCGCATCTCGGCTCTGATCCAGGGCATCACCGGTGCCGCGATCATCAACGGGGCCTTCGCTGGCTATCCCGATGGCTACTTCACCGCTGGTTGGGTTGAGTGGCCGATCGGGTCTGGCGAGTACGACATGCGCAGCATCGAGCGGCACAGCGGCAGCAACCTAGTACTGCTGGGCGGCACAGCAGGCCTGCAGCCTGGCCAGACGCTGCGGGTTTATCCCGGCTGCAACCAGACCATCCAGATCTGTGATAGCAGGTTTGGCAATCACCTCAACTTTGGCGGCTTCCCGCACCTGCCAGGTCGATCGCCGTTCGACGGCGACCCGGTCTTCTAGGAGATAGTCATGGACCCGTATACCTGGGCGTATATCGCCATCATGGCCATCAGCGCCTACGTCTCGTACAAGAACCGCCCCAAGACCACGGCGCCCAAGCCAGTGGCGTTCGAGGACTTTAGCTTCCCGCAGTTTGCAGAAGGCACGCCTCAGTGCGTGTTCTTCGGCGACAACTGGACGGAGGATTGGATGGTGCTGGGCGTTGGCAACTACCGCACCCAGCCCATCAAGACCAAGGGTGGCAAGAAGTGATTAGCGACGATGAGCTGTTTGTGACCCTAGAGCACATGCACAGCGTGCCGGGTTACGGCAGCCGGCCAGGCTTCTGTCATAAGGGTGGGCGCGCCCTGGCGGCCAAGTACGGCTTGGACTGGGCGCAGATTGTGCGTGATGGCGGCATTGCAGCCAGCAAGTTGATCGCCACCGGTGATGCCATGGCATTGCACCTGGTTGAGTTCGCGCAGCGGGAGGTGGGTGATGGGCAGTAAGAAGGCCGTCAAGGTTGGCTATCGCTATTTCTTCGGCATCCATATGGGTATCGGTAAGGCGATCGATGAGCTGGTTGCCATCGAGGTAGGCGGCAAGCGCGCATGGACCGGCAGCGTTACCAGCAACCAGCGTATCAGCATCAACGCCCCCGAGCTGTTCGGCGGTGACGATGGTGAAGGCGGCATCAGTGGCACCCTCGATATCATGATGGGCGGCGCAGATCAGCCGGTTAACGCCTCATTGGCAGCGATGCTTGGCGGGCTGGTACCGGCTTTCCGTGGCGCTTGCACCCTGTTCTATGACGGCCTAGTCACCAGCATGAACCCCTACCCGAAGACCTGGAAGAAGCGCTTTCGCCGTGCATTGAAAGGCTGGGATGGCGCGGTCTGGTACCCCGAGCGCTGCGTGATCGAGATGGCGTCCGGCGCGATCAAGGCGATGAACCCGGCGCACATCATCTATGAGTGCCTGACGAACCGCGACTGGGGTGGCGGCATGGATCGCAGCCGCCTCAATGATGCGTCGTTTCGGGCGGCTGCCGACGTGCTGCACGCTGAAGGCTTCGGCCTGTGCCTGCGCTGGGTGCGCCAGGACAGCCTCTCGACGTTCGTCAGCCACGTGCTCGATCATATCGGCGGCAACCTGTTCGTCAGCCGCCAGACCGGCGAGTTCGAGCTGACCCTGGTGCGTGACGACTACGATCCCGAGTCGCTGCCTCTGTTCGACGAGGACAGCGGCCTGCTTTCGATTACCGAAGACGACAACTCGGCCACGGCCGGCGCCGCCAACGAAGTCATCATCAAGTGGCGTAATCCGATCGATAACTCCAACCGGCAGAAGCGTGAGCGCAGCCTGGCTGCGATCCAGGCCGCTGGTCAGCAGCTGTCTGTCACCATCGAGTATCCCGGTATTCCCACCGCTGAGCTGGCAGGCCGGGTTGCTGTGCGCGATCTTCGGGCGCGGTCGATCGGCCTCAAGCGCTTCAAGGTCCAGCTGGACAGGCGCGGCCGCAACATCAAGCCCGGTGCGCCATTCCGCATTCGCAGCCTGAGCCGTGGCATCGAGGTGATGGTGGTCAGAGCTGGCCGCTTCGAGGACGGCACCCTGGCGGATGGCAAGATCACTATCACGGCCGTGCAGGACGTGTTCGGCCTACCAGCCACCAGCATGACGCCGCCCCAGCCTGGTGGCTGGGTACCGCCCGATACCGCGCCGGCACCGGTTGCCATCCGCAGGCTGACCGAGGTGACCTGGCGTGACCTGGTGCAGACCATCGACGCGGCCAACCTCAACCTGGTGGATCAGACCACGGCCTTTATCGCCGCCTTGGCCATTAAGCCAACATCCTTGTCGCTGGGGTTTGCGGTCGAATCGCGTGTGGGCGCGGCTGCCTATGTCCGTGTTGGTCCAGGGGACTTTTGCCCAACCGGGCTGCTGGTCGCCGGCATCCCCTCTGCAGCCGGCCCCACCATCATCCAGCTTAGTGCCCCCGACAACCTGGACCTGGTTGGGGTGGGCAGCGCGGCGTTGATCGACAATGAGATTGTGCGCGTCGACGCAATCAATCTAGAAACGCTCAGCGTGACTATCGCCCGTGGCTGTGTGGATACCGTACCGGCTGCTCACAGCGCTGGGGCTCGGGTATGGTTCTTTGAAGACTATGTGGGCGAAGACCCCACCGAGTACTCCTCTGGGGTGAGCGTCCAGGTCCGGCTACGCACCGTCACCAGCTCGGGCACGTTGGCTCCCGAGTTGGCCGGCACCGACACGCTGGCCCTGGTTGGCCGCCAGGCCTTGCCGTATCCGCCCGGCAATCTGCGCCTGAACGGCGCGAGCTACCCGACCGAGGTCACCGGCGAGGTTACCGTCAGCGTTTCGCACCGTGACCGCCTCCTGCAGGCCGATCAGCTGATCGACACGCTACAGGGCGATATCGGCCCAGAGGCTGGCACTGAGTACCGGTTCCGCTTCTACAGCGGTACTGCTTTGCTTCGCACGGTTCAGCAGGCCGGCACTTCGTACACATATCCGCTGGCTACCGAGATCAATGACGGTGGTCCGTTCAACCCACTTCGGGTGGTTGTTGACAGCATCCGAGGTGGCCTTAGTAGTTTTCAGGCGCATGACGTCTCGGTTGGGCGGGTGCTTGATGTTGTAACCCTCATTGCGGCAACAAGCACGGTTTACGCCGAGTCTACCTCTCAGACCAAGGTTATCCCTTCGAGCAGCCAGCCTGACGATCTGCTTCTGGCCATAGTTATGCACCGTTCTGACCTCACTTCACCGTCAGGATGGACTCTGGTCAGAACTGCCTCTGTCGCTGTTTCCGGTGGTACGGGTACTCATCGACTTAGCGTCTACTCCCGCACCGCCGTCGCTGGTGATGAAGGTTCAGATACTCTTTGGGTTCAAGCATCGTCGCAACGTATCGCTGTAGTTCTTCAGGTCTATCGCAGGCCCGGCGCGGTTGTTGGTGTCGTGGCCCATGCAGGTCGAACAGGTTTTAGCGGGCCATATACAGTTGCTGGGGTGGCCGCTACCGCAGATTCTCAAAGAGCCGTAGTTGCTATTACATTCAACGGTGCGCCAAGCGGATCTGTCAGCCCGCCTGATTCATATCTGCTTTCCACTCCAGGCAGCGGCGCCGACAATCGCTTGGGTATTGCACATCGTTCTCTGAGTAGCGGCAGTTCTTCCACTGGAGCTTTCTTGGCAGACCCAACTGGGACAAGTGGGACAGCTCACGCGCAGATAAGTCTGATTGTTGGTTAATTTGGCAATTCCTTTGCCGCATGTGTAATTTGTTTGGCTATGACTTTATCGCGCGTCAACCCTTAGTTTTTCGCGCGGCGCTACAACTGCGCAGCTCATTTTCATCGAAGCCCGTTGCATGTCACGCCCTCGTCCCCCCGCCAGTCGTCGCCCTGCCGCCCCCCGCCGAGCGGCCAAGGCGCCGCC